TCATGAAAGCAGCGCTCGCTCGGCGGCTGCCATTTCGTCTGCGTCGTCGCTCCTCGGGAATAGGTGTCCGTAGACATCCATCGTCATGACGATCGAAGAGTGACCAAGCCGCTCCTGGACGACCTTTGCGGGAAGGCCGAGGCCTCCGTCCTGTGGTCGGTTGATACACCACGACGCATAGAAATGCCGCAGCGCATGCATGCCTGTGTACTTTGCGGCGAGGATAGGCTTGCCGTTCTCATCGATTCTGTCGGTTTCCACGGTGACGCCGGCGCCGATCTGAACGGGGATCAGGCCGCGGTTGATGATGTTCCCCAAGCTTTCGACATTGCCCGAGCCGTTGGCAAAGATGAGGTGCGATGGCTTGACATCTTCCCTGGTCGAATTGCCATCGTCGTCGCGGCCAGTGATCGGCCTGCCGTAGGCGAGCTTCCATTCCTTCAGGGCGTTGACCACCATCGGCGGGATAGGGACCGTTCGCTCTCCGGCTTCCGACTTCGGTCTGCCGATATCGTTGAACCTGTCCGCCCGCTGTCGGACGTGAATCTCGCGTTTTTCCAGATCGACATCGAGCCAGCGCAGCCCCCGTAGCTCCGATGCTCTGAGACCGGCAAAGATTGCTGTCAGCAGCAACGGCCGCCAGCGGCCCTCCAGCGCGCCCACGATGGCCTTGACCTCGTCTCTCGTCGGAATGTCCGTCCCGACCTTTAGGCGGCCCTTCTGGCGCCTTTCTTGGCGTCTGTCTTTGCCTTTCTGCCTGGCGCGGCTCTTCTCCCTGACCGCGTTGCGGACTACCAGCCCCCGCTCCTGCGCGTCGGCCAAGAGCGAGCCGAGGCTGACCAGCACCTTGCGCACCATTGCCGGCGAGCGCCCCGTTTCACGTAGCTTGTCCTCAAAGTCCCGCACGGCGGGCACCGAGAGCTTCGACAGTAGCGTGTCGCCAATCAGTGGCGCGATATGAAGGTCAAGGTGCTGCCGGTACTGATTAGTGGTCGTGCGCTCCAACCCCGCGCCCTCGGCGCTGGCTATCCAGAACTCACCGGCCTGTTTGACCGTGGCGCTGGCGCTGTCTGCTACGTGGGTGCCCTCGCGCACCTCGACCTTGGCCGTGGCCGCGAACGTGTCCGCGTCCTTCTTCTTCGCGAAGGTCTTCAGCCGGCGCGTGCCCTTGGTGTCGACATAATCGACTACCCAGCTGGATTTCTCTTCGCCCTTACCAGTGGTCCAGGTGCGCTTGCGGATGCTCACTTCTTGTCGTCCTCAAACGGATCTTCAAACGGATCGTCTACCGAAGGTGTTCCTTCACCACGTTCCACCGGTTGCCATTCGTGTTGAGGGCCGACGGTTCCATTAGGGTATACGAATTTTTCTGATCGGCCGGTTCGCCTGAGGGACTCGTCTTCAACAGCATCGTATTCCTCAGAGGCGATATCCTGTTCGTACTCGAACTCCCGCTCCTGCCACTCCTCATACTGCTTGCTTATTCTCCGGCGAGTGTCGTCATCGAGACCTTGCACGCGACCGCTGTAGATGCCGACGATGGTCTCCTTAAGCTCCGCGACAAGCTTCGCTACATCCTCTCGTCCACTTTTCCCGCGTTGCAGCACGCTAAGCATGCTGAATATCTCGTCGAACCGATCACCTGCCTGCCACGGCTCAGGGAACTCTCGTTCAAGTATGCGGATGATCTCCTCATTCATCGACCGCCCTTGGTACTCTGCATATGCCTTGATGCGATCCTTCAAGCCGGCCGGCAGGCGCAAAAGGTATTGGTCCGGCTTACTGCGGTTTTCGGCCACTCTGGTATTCCCCATAAAATGATATCCATTGGATAATGGCCTATTGACTGTCAATGATATCCATTGGATAGGGTTAATGATATCCATTGGATAAGGAGACAATTTGGATGGAAACGAAGACGGAAGAACTCGACCTCATCTGGGGCATCGAGGATATCGGCAAGCTGATCGGCCGGAACTATCAGCAGACGTACCACATGGTCGCCACCGGCAAGCTGCCGATGGTGAGGCAGATCGGCGAGCGGTATGTCGTCAGCCGCGCCAAGCTGATCGCGTTCTTCATGGGGGATGCGGCCTGATGACCAACAACCTGATCGAACTGGACGGCCAGCGCGTTTCGCTCAAAGGCGAAATGGTCAGCCTGACCGGACTTTGGAAGGCGGCGGGAAGCGATCCGTCGAAACAGCCGGCGAAGTGGCGCGAGTTGCCTTCGACCAAGGAGTTTGCGTCCCACATAGCGGATGTAGTCCTCCGAAAATCGGAGGATGAGATTTTCACGGTTGCTCGCGGGCGGAATGCGCAGACCTTCGCCCATTGGCAGATCATGAGCTATGCCCGATATCTCGACCCGGCCTTTGCGGTGCGGTGCAACGAGATCGTTCGGCAACACATGGAGCACCGGCTTCCGGCCCATACGGACTTCCCCTCCGAACTGGTGGAGATGATCAAGCGCACGGACGGCATCGTCCGCATGCTGGCGAAGAAGGTCACCAAGATCGAGCATGTTGCCGCCTTCACGATCACCGTCGAACCGAAGAAGCGGAGCGCAGCATGAGCGGCGTTGTCGTTGTTATCGATGGCGCTGAGATCGCCACTTTCGTCGCGGATGAGTTCCCCGGCCTGTCATACGAGAACAGGCTCAGAGTGGAACGAAACGTCGAGGCGTTCTTGTCCTGGCGAGCGCAAAAAGAAAGGCCCGGAGAGGCGGCAACCGTCTCCGAGCCATGGTTCACACAAATCCCTGGGGGAATGGATATGAACAAGGCAGCTAATACCACAGCCGCGGCCTGCGCGGCAACTGTGCCGTTTCCCGCACAGTCACCCATCGACGAAATGGACGATGCTATCGCGTGCCTCCGCACCATCCGGTCGGCGGTCATTGCGGATACCCTCGGCTTGGTCGACTACAGCATGTCCGACGCCGAGGTCATGATTGGCAGGGTGCTCGATCAATTGGACCCGATCCGCACCTTCCTCGCTGAGAACGGCTTCCCCGGTGAACTGGTAATGCCCTTCCTCGAATGCCGGCGCGAGTGGTTCGCCCGGAAGGCAGGTGCGGCATGACCTCCTCCCTGCTCAAAGCCATCTTCGAATACCGGGCGGCGTGGGATGCATACCTCGCGGCCAGCCTCGACGATGACGACGCGCCTTACGCCTACCAGCCGTCGCTGAACCGTCTCTGCGAGTGGAACACGCCAGCCGCGGACAAGGGCGAAGCGACCGAAGCTGTTCGGCTCGCGCTTGAGTTCTACCTGGTCGGCGACAGCGAAGTTATTCCCGCGATGCTGAAGGCTGCTCTCAGCTTCCTTGAGCGGCGGCATCCGATGGAAGGAGCAGCCGCATGATCTCTCGGCGCTCATTCCTGGGACGGTCAATCGCCGGCGTGTCAGCCATGGCGGCAGTTTCGCTGCCGGCCGCTGCCAGTACCTATGACAAAGCCCGCCTCTCTCATTTCCAGATCGATGACGATCACGCCTGCCTCGTGGCGAGAAGGGGAGACGTCATCGCCTACAACACCCAGAACTGCCATCCGGTCGACGGGGCAATGGTCGTGACGCTGACCGATAAGAGCCGTCGTCTGTTTCTCTGCCGTGCTCGGCAAGTCGGGGGTTTGTGGTGGGCCGAGCGCCTCGACGGAAGCGACTGGTACGGGCCGATGGACGAACCGTTCTTTCATGCCCGCATCCAAGGTCGAGCAGTGGCGTTGGCTCGTCAGTTCGGAGGTGCCCAATGAGGTTGCTCCGTGCCCTACGGGCAGTATTCCACGCATGGATGGCTCTGCAGGTCGGTCGGTGGGCCGAGTGGCACGACGACCGTGCCAGCGAAGCCTTGGCTCGCGTCCGGCAAGGTTTGCGCGCCTCCGAAAGTATCCAGCACTCTGGACACTCTTCGGCGATGTCCGCTGCCGATCTCTTCCTCCTCGCATCCATCGTTGGTGTCGGCATTGCCGGCGTCTGGGTCGGGATCGTGTGGAGGGTGGCATGGTAGCTACCATCACCAAACTCCCGAGCTCGCGGACCAGCTACTATTCGGTGCGCAAGTCCGGCCGGGGTTGGGCGCTATGGCTCGTCACTCCCTCAGGCTACGGCAAAGACATTAAGACCAAGCTGGCCCTCTACCCCGACAGAGCTTCTGCCATTTTTCATGGTGAGCAGGCGGCGGCATCGCGGCAGCTGCCACTCCGAACATCGGGAGAGCGGCCATGAGTTCCAAATGGAAGCGCAAGGGCAAATCTAAGTTCATCATGATCGATGGGTACGTGAAGCGCAGCGCCGCATGGAAGGCGCTGACGCCTGTCGAGAAGGTGGCCTACATCGAGGTCAAATGGAGGTACGACGGCCTTAACAATGGGCGCATCGGCTTAGGGTGCCGTGAACTTGGCGACGAATTGAACATGGGGAAGACGACAGCCTCCCAAGCCCTTGATGGGCTTCAGGAGAAGGGCTTCATCGTCAAGGCAAAACCCAGCGCATTCAACGTCAAAAATCGGGCTGTGACCGAGTGGCGGTTGACTGAGTACAAGTGCGATGTGACCGGCGAACTGCCGACCAAGGATTTCATGAAATGGTCGCCGGAGAAAAAACAACAGTCCGCTCCACCGGACACACAGTCCGCTCCACCGGACACCTCCACCCCGAAACTGCCTGAAAATACCCATGACAGTTCGCTCCACCGGACTGTGAGGCCCAATTCTCACGTTCCACAGTCCGCTCCACCGGACACATATAGATATACCATAGGGGGTAGCCGCCATGGTGCATGACACACTGCCTCTCTTCGCATGGCAGCCTCGTCCTAAAGTCCTGCTGTTCCCTTTGACCAGACGCGTTGGCAAGGTCCGTCACACAGCTGCCAAGCTGGCCGGTAAGCACGGTGAGGACGCCGAACTCTACTGGAAGCAGGTAGTCGCCGCGAACCGAAAGCATCTGGAGAGGGTCGGGCTCTCCGAAGACCAGATCAGCGACGAGCTCAGATCGTTGTTTGATGCCGTGCAGGGCGAACTTCATCGCCTCGCATATCAGCGGCAAACGCCAGGAGGCGCAGCATGACGGTCTCACGCGCGATCTACGCCAACCCTGTGGCAGCAGCTGCTCAATGGCTGGCGACCGAGAAGTCTCCACCACACCCCATCATCCCGTACCTGCGGAAGCAATTCGGGCTGTCGTCGGCCGATGCCATAGCCGCGATACGCGAAAGCCACCTGATCAAAGCGAGGTCGTCATGAGCCGGGTTGAGCATCCGCCAATCGGCGGACCCTCTGTAACGGATGAGCCGAACCGTTACATCATCTCGTACTGCCCCATGTGCGAAACGGTCTACGAAGCAAGCCGGCGCGATCAACTGACGTGTTCGCCCGCTTGCCGGGTCAAGGCGCATCGGACGGGTAGGCTCGACGAGTTGAAACGGGTGGCGAAGTTTCTGGACATCCATCCGTCGTTGGCACTGCGGGCCCAAGCGACTGAGATCCTGCGGCCCGATCTGGGCCGGAAGATCGCGGCCGGGGAGATCGATTACGACGACATCCTCTCCGAGATGGACGCCGCTTACAACGCTCGCGCTATGCAAGCCGCACGCATGGTCATGGGAGACGCGGAATGAGCACAACATCATTTCCTGACCCTGGCGACGTGCCGGTGCTCGACTGGCTCGACGTCAACCTGATCTCGGCGGATCCGCTCTATCAGCGCCCGCTCGATCAAGCCCGCGTCGACAGCATCCTTCACGCCTTCACCTGGCGGTCATTCGGTGCGCTCGTCGTCGTGCCTCAGGCTGACGGCAGCTATCATGCAACAGATGGGCAGCACCGGCTGGAAGCGGCCAAGCTGCATCCGATGGTGTCGTTTGTGCCGGCTGTCATTGTGAAGACGGAGGACATACAGTCTGAGGCCTCAATCTTCGTCGAGATCAATGCCTCACGGAAGAATGTCAGCGGCCTCGAGTTGTTCTTCGCCAAGCTCGCGGCAGATGACGACGACGCCGAGACCATCCGGCAGGTGTGCGAGCGTGCCGGCGTCCGTATCCCGAAATATCCCTCGGCTGGTTTCAAGCCCGGTGACTGCATCGCGATCGCCGCCATACAGGCGGTCGTCGGACGACGTGGCGCGATGCGGGCGAGGCAGTACCTCGAAGTGCTCGCCAAAGCCGATCTGGCGCCGATTACAGCCACTCACCTGAAGGCGGTCGAGTTCCTAATGACCGATCCCGAGTTCGGCGGCGTGGTGGAGGCTGAGGATCTCACTGCCACGATCCTGGCAATGAACGGCGGTGCCGAAGCCGAAGCCAAGCGCTTCGCGGCAACGCATGGATGTCCAGTGTGGAAGGGGCTGGCGTCGACGTGGTTCCAGCGTTGCAGGAAGCGGAGGAAGGCAGCATGAGTGGGCTCAACTGGACAAAGAACGACGACCGCAAGCGGATGGCGCGCCAAGGCGTCGAAGGTAGGGTCGACACCCTCTCGAAGGACGAATTGCGCAAGCAGGCCGATCGGCTTCTGGCCGGTTACACTGGCCCAGTGACGAAGGTTGCACCTGGGGCTTCGCGTCTATCTGGGGGCCCCCCCCAGATGCGCCTTTTCGCTGATACCCAGCAGGCACGATCCGGTGTTGCGACAAAATCGGGGCATTCTGGCAAAAAGACTAAGCGTGGCAATGGGATAGGGTACGATCCGAAAAGTTTGCAGAACTCTGCACACTTTGGCCGCTCCGTTCCTCCCGGCACGGTGATCTATTGCGACGGCGCCTGCGAGCCAAACCCCGGCGCTGGTGGCTGGGGCTTCGTAGTCTACCGTGACGGTGTTGAGATCCACGCTGAGCACGGTGGCGACCTCGAAGCCACGAACAACACTATGGAGCTCACCGGCGCGCTGGTGGCGCTGCGGTGGGCCGCCAACAACGTCTTTACCGATCCACTGCCGCGCCTGTTTTGCGACAGCATGTATGTCGTCAATGGCTGCAATGATTGGCGGCATGGCTGGAAGGCACGCGGGTGGCGCAGGAAGGGAAAGAACCCAGAAATCGCCAACCTCGGGCTTTGGAAGGAACTGGATGCTGTGTTGGTCGCCCTAGGGATTACCTTGGAGTGGTGCAAAGGGCACTGGGGCATCAGCGGTAACGAACGCGCCGACGAGTTGAGCCTGATGGGGCGCCAGGCAGCGCTGGCACCCGCGCAGCCAACGTCGATGGACCTGATACGCGAACAGCTCGACTATTCCGCTCGAGGTGCCATGTGAGCAGGCCCAAGGGCAAACTCGACACTCTGTTGGATGGACTCGGGATCAAGTTGGTTCCGGTCTATCGCCGGCGCGCGGCCGCTCAGAGCCACGCTCGCGGCACCATGCACGAAATCCGCAACCAGTACGGCGATGGACATCTGATCTTCGTCCTTCGCTGCATCAAGCAGACAGGGAACAACCGGGATGAGCTCTGGAGCGAAACCATCGGAGCAATCTCCGACATCCTCGTCCAGCGCCAGGATTGGGCCATGGAACGGGCAGGGGACTTGCTCACCGCCTTCGACACCATCCCGCTCGGCCCGTTGCGTGGCGAGGCCGTGAAGCTCCGTCCATGGCCAGTCCGGGCCACCCTTCGAACGCTGATCTACAAACGCCTGGAGGCCATTCTTGACGAACCGGAGCATCGCCTTGCCGTCTGATCTCTCCTACGAGGCAGCAACCATCGCCGACGCCAGCATCGTCGTGAAGGCCCGACTTATCGAAGCGGCCGACACGATGGCGCATATGGACGTGGGGCGATTGAAGCCCTCGGCAATCCGCTCGTTCTGGCCGCAGGCGCCAGGGGAGACCATCGGCGGCCACGATGTGGGCTATGGCATCAACGGCGACCGCGTGCAGTACCGCCCCTCGGCGGCCGCCATATCCCGCGCCGAAGAGGTCAGCTATGGTTGGATGCTCGACTTCGTTGAGGACGATGAGCGTCGTGTGATCCTCGGCAAGTGGGCGATGTGCCTCGCCGCGCCGCAGCTGGCCGGCTCGTTTCGCGAGTTCTGCAAGAAAACAGGCCGCGTTCGTAGGACGGCAGAGCGGCGGATAGACCAGCAAACGCAAGCCATCGCGGCCGCGATCCTTAGAAAAGCCCAATCGTTACAGGCACCTAATTGGTCAAGAGTGTCGCCACTTCTGCCAAATCAGGGTAGGTCTTTGGGCAAGATGGCGACAGTCACGCACTGGATGGCACCTGGCGCGAAACCGCAGCACCGCCCAGACATACTTGACCCACTCCCAGGACGGAACAAAGCCGCTTAGGCCCCACGAGAGCGAAGGGCCGCCAAGATGTTCTCGACGGTCTCCTCGACATTAAAGACCAGCCAATTGTCGCCTTGAGCGACATTCGTCCAGAGCGAGGTCGTATTCTCGGACCGGTGCATACGAATAATGTTGTCGAAGTTGACGGCTATGCGGTTGCCGCTGGTGTCCGTTAGTTCAAGCCACATGGTGCCCTCCGTCGTGTTTGATTGCACTGGCACGTAATCAGGCTGCCTCATGGTGGCAAATAGGCCGAACATGAGCAAGCTCGCCAACCCCGGAGGCCGCAGGTTCAAATCCTGCCTCCGCAACCAAACATCGTCAGCAGGGTGAATGTCGCACTAGAGCAAGGCGAGGGCGGCAAGCGCGAAAATCACCACGATCACACCGACGACTATGTAGGTGCTTTGATGCATCGCCGGGCTCCTAAGTGAGCGGTTCCCGGCCTAACTGAGCAGCGGCAAATAGGTTCCGCCACATCCCCTCAAACCCAGGAGACAGCCATGCGCTTTGTCGGCGTCATGCTCGGATTGCTGTGCCTGCCGCTGTTACTTGCGGCTTTCCTTCTCACGCCGGTCATCATCCCGGCGCTGCTCGTTCTGAGGGCTGTCGTCCCCGGCTTTAGTGCTTTCCGACGAACGTCGAGCAAGAGCTCGTGGAACCTGGCGGCCTATCACCCGCCGCACAGTCTGACTTGGCGGTGGCTTCTCAGCCTTCGGCGCCATGAATTGATGTGGCTCAAGCCCTTCGCGATTGCCAATTCGTTCGGGTTCGGCGCTGGTGTCGGCACACTCTTTGGCTTCTCTGCCTACAAGCAGCCCAATGGTGGCTGGCAGTGGCATTTCGCGCTGCTCTGGCATGGCCTTTCGTTCAGTCAGCAGGAACCGATGTGGTATCGCGACCTTTACCACCGCGCCCGCGATGAGGCCGACCAGTTGAGCGGCCGCGCATGGTTCAGCGACAAGCACCCCAACAAGGTGTTTGTCCCGCCTCGGGCCACCGTCTCGACGCCTGCCGCTATCCAGTAGCCGGAGCAGTCCGGTGCGCTGGAAGCCCATTCGCAAGCTGACGGAAGCCGACCTCGAAAAGGGGTGGATGCACAACCGGCTGATGCTGTGGAACTCGTGCAACGGCCCGTACCACTACCAGTATGTGCCGGCCGAGGACGCCGACGACATCAAGCGCGAAGGCGTCTGGGAGAAGTTCCTGATCCTTCCCGATCAACTGTGATCTCGGCGGGCGGGTGATCCCGGCAATCAAACCCGATAGTATCCCTACAGCGGCGCCGATGGCTTGCCAGGATCATCCTGATGGCGATCTGCGAGCATCGGCATATCCGGGTCGTACGGTACGCCCAAATGCCAGCAGGCGACCTGCTTGCAGAGCAAACCGAAGAACGGGTGGAGCAGGATGTGATCGTCCGCGCCGTCTGGGGTAAATAGGTAGAATGCGTCGGTCTCGTCGGTTCCCCACGCGCCAAGATATTCTCCATCGGCCGAAACTACAGACCCGTCTGCCAGTAGGTTGACGATGAACTTCAATCTCGGTGCCATAGATGCCGCCCGCCCCTCTGAAATTCATCAAAGGTAATCCGACGTGGCGCTAACTGACAAGCGGGGTCGGTCCCACAACCGCAGCACTGATGCCCAGGCGTATCGCAGGTGGTACGGCCTGAAGGCATGGCAGGCAGCCCGCAAGGTCCAACTCGCCAAGCAGCCGCTATGCGAGCGCTGTCGGGCAATAGGCAGGGTTAGCCGCGACATTCGCTTCGGCCTTTTCATCCTCGTGGTGGCCAGGCCAGCTGGGGTGCTGAGCCCCGGCACCTCCCTGAACTTCTGGATCAAAGGGCACCCGTTAAGCGGGCGGGGTGATTGTCTTTTAAGTCAGGGGTCGCCAGCGGCGCGGTAGAGACGGGTAGCTCCCTTCCCCGGAAGTCGTCGGGTCGGCACGGCGCATCACCCCTGCCATCTTGCTGGATGGTTCAGGGGCGAGTTTCAAGTCGGAGTAGAATATAGGCCTCGCGATTGAGGTTACGATACGGGCTTTAGGCGTTTTGCACTTAGATACATGAGCGCTGCCGCTGCCGTGGTCCTCACCCATCCGGCTGCTTCAGCATTATCCAGAAGCTTGTCTAGATGAGCTGCGAGAGCGTCCTGGCAATCACCGTCATAGTCCACCGATAGGGGCTGATGTTGCGGGGATCTGACGTCTTCCTTACTCATATTCCGGTCACCTCGTTGTTTCGCTCCGACCAGTTTCTCATTTTTCGCGACGTCATCGTCAAGAGACCATGTTGACCGCTCAAACCGGAGACACGGAAGGCATGAGCCATGGCCATAGTCGGTAAGCACAAGCTGACGACGACCGAACGCGGTTACGGATGGACTTGGCAGAAGGTGCGCCGGGTCGTCCTCGCCCGAGAGCCGCTGTGCCGCTTCTGCAAAGAGGCAGGAAAGATGACAGTCGCCGATGAAGTCGACCACATCGACGGCAACAGCTTCAACAATGAGCGGGAGAACCTTCGGCCCCTGTGCCCTCCCTGCCACCTGAAGCGTACGGCACGCGACCAGGCATTCGGCAAGCACCAGTGGCGGCCGGAATGGCTCAGACCGTCGACGATACCTCTGGTCATCGTCTGTGGTGCGCCGGCCTCGGGCAAGAGCACATACGCCAAGGAGCATGCAGGCCCACGCGATCTCGTCATCGATCTCGACGTGATCGCCTGCAGCCTGTCCGGCCAGTCACTCCATGGATGGGACAGGGCTAAGTGGCTGACACCAGCCATCCGCGCCCGCAACGAGATGCTGGGCGACATCAGCCGCCCAACCGCACGCTGGCCCCGAGCATGGCTGATCGTCTCAGAGGCAAGGGCAGACAACAGGCAGTGGTGGGCAGACACGATGAAGCCCGAGCGCATCGTCGTCATGGAGACCAAGCCAGCCGAGTGCATGGCCCGTGTGAGGGCAGACACGACCCGCCCGAGGGAAAGCACCTTCGAGGCCATCGGCAAGTGGTGGAGCGCCTATGAGCGCAGAGAAGGCGATGAGGTGGTGAGATGACGAACGATGAACTCGCATCGCTCACGCCGTCGAATGGGAACTCGTGAGAGGCCCGGCGAAGCGCGCCCTGCATCTGTGACGGGAGGGGGTGGGCCAAAAGCTCCGGCCGTTCCTGCCCTGACCGGCGCCCCCAGGAAAACTTTCGCGAAGCCAAATTAAATTCTGGGGCTGAGATAATCCATGAAGCGCGGTCCCAAGAAAATGCTGCCGGCAGAAAAGGAGATGCGAGGGACATACCGCGCTCACCGTGATGCCGATATCCAGATCATCGAATCTGACGGCATGCCGCAGATGCCGGACTGGCTCACGCCGGAGGGCGAGGAAGTCTGGCAGGACAATGTAGGCCGGGTCAGCCAGAAGCTGGTGTCGGAGGCCGACAGTAACGAGTTTGCCAACTTCTGCGTGTTGCAAGGCGGGATCGTGAAGGCGATCCGCGCTGGCGAAATGCCTCCGGTCGCAGCCTTTGCCGAGGTTCGGAAGAAAGCCGAGATGTTCGGCATCGCTGGCCCGCGCAGCCGCATGGTGGCAGGCGCTCCGAAAGCCCCGGCGTCGAACCCATTCGCCAAGGTAGGGCGTCGTGGATCGTGATTACGTCAAGATCGCCACTGGCTACGCGAAGGAGGTGGCGGCCGGGAAGATACCAGCCTGCAAGTGGGTCCGCCTCGCCTGCAAGCGGCATCTGGACGATCTGAAAAGGGGCAAGGGCTTCGAGTATCGGTTCGACTTCGGCGCGGCCGAGGCAGCGTGCCAGTTCATCGAACTCATGCCACATACCAAAGGCAGTTGGGCAGCGCGCGGCGAGCGCCTGGTAATGCAGCCGTGGCAGGTGTTCATGACCTGCTCGGTGTTTGGCTGGGTCAGCAAGGTCGACGGGTTCAGGCGGTTTCGCCAGGCTATGCTGCTAGTGCCTCGTAAGAATGGCAAGAGCGCGTGGGCAGCGGCAATCGGGCTCTACATGCTGACGGCTGACGGCGAGCACGGCGCGGAAATCTTCTCCGGCGCCACGAACGAAAAGCAGGCCTACGAGGTGTTCCGGCCGGCGAAGATCATGGCGCAGCGGAACCCGGAGTTCCGGGAATTCTACGGCATCGAGGTCAATGCCAAGAGCATCTTCAGTGCCGAGGATGGAGGCCGGTTCGAGCCGGTGATCGGCAAGCCCGGTGATGGCGCATCCCCGTCCTGCGCAATCATCGACGAGTACCATGAACACGATACCGATGCGCTGCTGGAAACCATGGCGACCGGCATGGGTGCGCGGGATCAATCGTTGCTCCTGGTCATCACCACGGCAGGATCGAACATCGCCGGTCCCTGCTACGCCATGATGCAGGAAGCGCGTCGGATGCTGGAAGGCATCATCGATGACGATGGGCTGTTTGCGCTGCTGTACGGCCTCGACGCTGACGACGACTGGACAACGCCGGCGGCGCTGAAGAAGGCCAATCCGAACTTCGGTGTGTCGGTTGGTGAAAAGTTCCTGCTGACCGAACAGCAGCGCGCGATCAACAATGCCCGCCATGTGTCGGCGTTCAAGACCAAGCACCTGAATGAATGGGTGAACGCCAAGGAAGCGTTCTTCAACGTTCAACGCTGGATCGAAAGCGCGGTTGAGGGCCTGAAGCTTTCGGACTTCGACAAGCAGCCGTGCCGGATCGGACTAGATCTCGCGTCGAAGGTCGACGTGGCGGCGATGGAGATCACATTCAGGCTCGACCGATGCGACTGCGCGAAGGCGAAGGAACTGATCGAGGCCGGATACCAGTATGCCCGGTTCGGTCGCTACTACCTGCCCGACGCCACGGTCGAGAAGGGCGAGAACGAGCACTATCAGGCCTGGCACCGCGACGGACTGATCACGCCGACCGATGGCGAGATGATCGATTACACGGTGATCCGCGACGATCTGCTTGAGTATCGGGACAGGTTCCAGGTCGAAGAAATCGACTTTGACCCGCACCAGGCGCGCATGATGGTGAGCGAGTTGCAGGCTCAGGGGCTGCCCTGTGTTGAGGTCCTGCCCACGATGAACAACTTCTCGGAGCCGATGAAGGAAATGGACGCACTGATCCGCGAGCGTGCCATCGCCCATGACGGCGATCCGGTCTTTACGTGGATGCTGTCGAACGTCGTGACCAAGGCCAATCACCGCGATCAGGTCTATCCGCGCAAAGAGCGCGACGAAAACAAGATCGACGGGCCGGTGGCCCACATCATGGCGCTTGGCCGGTGGATGACGGCGGATGAGCCTGTCCCGGTATCACCTTGGGATAATCCCAATTTCAGTCTGGTAGGCGCATGAAAATCGGTTTCGAAATAAGTCGTTCCGCTAGCGAACAGCGGTCGGGCAGCATCGAGAACCCTGCGGTTCCGGTGTCGCAGACCACGGAGTTCATGGCCTATTTCGGCATTGGTGGGGCGAACCTCCCGAATGTCACCATCGACAGCGCCTTGACCGTTCCTGCCGCGCTGGCGGCCGTGGCTTTCCTGTCACGCACCATGGCGACAGTTCCTCTGCATGCCTATCGCGATACGAATGATGGGCCTGTCAAGCTGACCGGCAAGACGGCGGTCACCATTCACGACGCGCCGAACGACCTGATGGGATCGTTCAAGTTCCGGCAGTATTTCTGGCAGTGCGTGTTCACTGGCGGGCGCGGCCTGGCATGGATAGAGCGAAATGGCTCGGTGATCGAGGCGCTGTGGCCGATGGACCCGCGCAAGGTCTCGATCAAGCGCGTCGGCTTCAAGCAGGTCTACAAGTTCGACAACAAGGAATACCCGGCCGCTGACGTGATCGATATTCCCTTCATGCTGAAGGATGATCAGGTTTCGCATCGCGGCCCGATCATGATGGCGTCGAAGGCGATTCAGCTTGCGCTTGCCATGAACGACTACGGCTCGAACTTCTTCGCCGGTGGTGGCGTTCCGCCCCTTGCATTGTCCGGTCCGTTGCCACAGGGCGCCCCGGCCATGCAACGCGCGGCGGACGATGTGGATCGTGCGATCAAGTTTGCAAAGGACAACAAAAGCCCGATCCTGCCGATCCCGGCTGGCCACGAGTTGAAGGCGGTCGGCTTCGATCCTCAAAAGGGGCAGATGACTGATGCCCGCCTGTTCCAGATTCAGGAGATCGCTCGCGCCTACCAGATGCCTCCGGTGTTTCTGCAGGATCTGAGCAAGGGCACTTTCGCCAATGTCGAGCAGCAGGATTTGCATCTCGTCAAGCACCTGATCAGCCAGTGGGCGAAGGCCTTCGAAGACGAGGCGAACCTGAAGCTGTTCGGCCGATTCAAGAACGGCCGCTATGTCGAGCACAACCTGGACGGCCTGATGCGTGGCGACTTCAAGAGCCGGATCGAGGGCATCGCCCGCGCGATCCAGACCGCTCAGATCACGCCAAACGAAGGCCGCGCGCTTGAGAACAGGCCGAAGCACAAGAACCCGGATGCCGATGAACTGCTGGTGCAGGGTGCGACTGTCGTGCTCGGCAAGCAGCCGCTGAAACCTGAACCCGCGAAACCATCCGACGACCTCGACGGAGACAAAAATGACGACCAAGCCTGAAGGTGCAGAAAAGCGCTCGCTTGTCCGTCCGGTCGAGCACCGGGCCGATGGCAATGGAAAGATGACGGTGTCCGGCTATGCGGCGGTGTTCGGAGAAGTTGCCGACATCGGCGGATGGTTCAAGGAAGTCGTTGCCCGCGGCGCTTTCACCAACACGCTGCGCACGGCGGATGTCAGGGCCTACTTCGATCACGACACCGGTCGTGTCCTTGGCCGGCTTTCCTCCGGTACCCTGCGTTGCGAGGAAGACGACAAGGGCCTTCGCGTTGAGATCGACCTTCCCGACACGACCGATGGCCGCGACGTGAAGACGCTCGTCGAGCGCGGCGACGTCTCCGGCATGTCGTTCCGCTTCGAAGCCGTTCGGCAGGAATGGGACGAGACGGTCGACCCGCCGAAGCGCACCCTGCTCGAAGTGAGGCTTGGCGAGGTCAGCATCGTATCCGAGCCGGCCTATGACGGAACGTCGGTCGCGCTCCGATCACGCGAGGAAGCGCGCAACGAGGCCCGCCGCCAGCACAATGCAGCAGCCTTCGCCCGCCGCAAGGCCGAGGCCGAAGCGAAGTTCCGCAAGATTTCCTGAATTCACCCGGCAATCCGGCCGGAGGGCGCGGCAAGCATCCCGCTTCCCGTCTCCATCGCCTGCTTTCGAGCGGGCCTTTCGACGTTGCTCACATAGGAGAAACCCATGAGCAAGGAACTGATTGAGAAGCGGGAAAAGCTCGTTGCCGACGCCCGCTCGGCCCTTGATGAGATCAAGAAGAACACCGACGAGGCACGCGCGGCCGAGTTGGAGAAGCGCCATGACGACATCATGGTCGAGTTCGACAAGGTCGACGGTCAGATCGCCCGCGAAAAGCGCATGGCCGATGCACAGAAGCGCATCGACGATGCCGCTGCCGAGGAACGGGCCAAAAACCGGCCGAACCCTGGCGACGGTGAGGGCCGCGGCCAAGATGACGGTGAACAGGTCACGTATCGCTCCGCTTTCCATCGCTATGTGCAGGTGGCCGGTGACATGTCTGCCCTGTCTTCCGAGGAACGCGCCGCATTGCAGGCTGGTGTCGCTTCGAAGGAGGCTCGCGCGCAGACGACGAGCACGCCGAGCGCCGGCGGCTACACGGTCCCGACCGAACTCAGCAACCAGATCATCAAGTCGATGAAGGCTTGGGGGCCGATGTACGACGAGGATATCTGCACGGCGATGAACACCAGCGCCGGCAATCCAATTGATATCCCGACCATCGACGACACTGGCGTGCCGGTTGCCAAACATACCGAAGCCGGCGCCGTGACGGACGATGGTGGTTCGGATGCGACCTTCGGCAAAAAGACGCTGAACGCCTATGCCTACGACACCGAGTGGGTGAAGTTCTCCTGGGAACTGGCGCAGGACTCGATCTTCAACTTCGAAACCCTGCTTGGCGACCTGCTCGGCCAGCGTCTCGGCCGTCGTGCCAATCTGGAGCTGACCACTGGCGACGGCACCGACGATCCGAACGGCATCGTTACGGCTTCCAGCCTCGGCAAGACCGCCACCGCGACAGCTGCAATCACCTATGACGAGATCATTGACCTCGTGCATTCGGTCGATCCGGCCTATCGCCAGTCGCCCAAGGTGCGTTTCATGTTCAATGACACCACGCTCGGGGCCCTGCGCAAGCTGAAGGACGCGGAAAACCGCTACATCTGGTCTGCCGGCGACGTGCAGAATGGCGTTCCCGGCTCGATCCTCGGCTACCGTTATTCCATCAACCAGGCGATGGATTCTCTGGCGGCGGCCAAGAAGGTCATGCTGTTCGGCGACTTCGGCAAGTATTTCGTCCGCAAGGTCGGCGGCGTCGTGATGTTCGTCGCCCGGGAACGGTTCGCGCCGGATATCGGCCTGCTTGGCCTGATCCGCCTCGATGGTGAACTTGGCGACACTGCCGGCGTCAAGCACCTCATCACTGCTGCCACGTAAGTTCGGCTTTGCAAGGCGGGCGGCCTCGGTCGCCCGCTCTCAAAACCGAAGGAGACGATCATGAAACTGAAGATGCTTGAGAGCATGGCCGGGCGGGATTTCTCCCTGTCAGTCGGGGAAGTCACAGACCGGTTTTCAGACAAGGAAGCGGCCCGATTCATCAAGGTTGGCCTTGCTGAAAGGGCACCTGTCGAGCCCGTCAAGAAGCCCGATACGAAAAAGGAATGGGATGATGAGCGGGCGAAGCTCCTTGAGGAAAACGCGCGTCTGATCAGCGAGAATGAGGCCGCCAAGAGCCGCGAAGCTGAACTGGCCGGGCAGATCGAAGCCCTGGCGGCGTTCAAGGCCACTGTGGTGACAGCGCTTGGTGAGAATCCCGGCGTTCAGGAAACCACCGACGCCGTCACCCTTCCGGAAACGCGTGGCTGATCATGTGGTATCCGTCGACGACTACGGTTCCACCGTCCGTCGAGCCGGTGACGATTGAGCAGGCTAAGCAGCAGTGTCGCGTCGATACAAATGATGACGACGCGCTGCTGACGCGGCTCATCAAGGCCGCGCGCGCCCATGCCGAGGAATATTGCAATGCTCGCTGGGCCGAGCAAACAGTCGTTTCCGAATGCGATAGCTTTTCGGATTTCGCCCGTTTGTCGGAAGGGCCCCTCAAGTCGGTGGGTTCCGTCTCTTATGTAGATCCCGCAGGCGCGGCCGAAACTGTCGAAGACACGGTGTATGAACCACGCAAGGACGGCCTGGAGCCATCTATTGGGCTGAAGCCAGGGCAGGCGTGGCCGCGCATCCGGCCAGGCTCGCGGATTGCGCTGACAGCTGTCTACGGTGGCGGGGTGCCTGAGAGTGTCCAGCACGCCATGCTTGTCTGGATCGAGGATGCTTATCTGAACCGTGAGAACGCGCAGCGCCTGGAATGGACGGTGTTCGACGCGCTGCTCTGCAATCATCGGCGGGGCGCGTGATGCCTGGCGCCGGTATGCTTGACCGCCGCATCACGATCGAGCGGGCGACGTCGGTTCCGAACGAGCTTAACGAGCCCGTCGAGACCTGGGTGACGCTGGTGACGGTTTGGGCGCAGCGGAAGGACAGTTCCGACATGGTCAAGACGGAACTGCTCGGCGCCGAGCAGGTGGGCGCGTACCATCTCAGCCATTTCGTGATCCGTTCGTCCTCGACCACGAAGACCGTCTCTCCCGTCGACCGCATCAACTATGACGGCCACCTCTGGAACATCAAAGGGACCAAGGAGACGGTCGATGGGCGGAACCGCTTCATTGAGATCACCGCGGTAAGGGCGAACAATGGCTAGCCTGCATGGTGGTCGCGTGACCGTGCATCTGACCGTCCACGTGGCGTGGTGGGTGACGCCGTACTTGTTCGCGGTGACGGTATTCCTCAGGTCCATTGCTCCCTTCCTTGATGGCGATGACGATCGGATTGACCACTTCATCGAGCGGCAAGGCGCCTTCATCGCGAAGCGGGGTGTGCGGTTCTATTGTGGCGAGCGGAGGATCTGATGGCTGGCGTCAAGGTCCACGTCGAAGGGCTGAAAGAATTGGAGCAGGCGCTGCAGCAGTTGCCGAAGGCCAACGCCAAGGCCGTCCTGCGCCGGACGCTGAAGGAAGCCGGCGAGCCGGTTGCGAAGACCGCGCGTTCGCTCGCGCCTGCGCATCTAGGTTATCTGCGTGAGGGCATCGACGTCAGCATCCGGCTTTCAAGCCGCCAGGCCAAGCTGCACAAGAAGCAGTCGCCAGTCGAAATGTTCATCGGCCCGAAGCCGGATCCTGCCGCCCATCTGCAGGAGTTCGGCACCGGCCCCGGCCACCAGGCGCAGCCGTTCATGCGGCCGGCATGGGATCAGCACAAGAACGAGGTCCTCGACATCATCGCCAACCGGACGTGGCTTGAGATCGAGAAGACCGCCGCACGCCTGGCGAAGAAAGCCGCGAAGGGCAAATAGTCCATGGAAGAAGCATTGACCGCGCTGCTGGCACCCGTTGCCGGCGGGCGACGCTTTTGGGGGCGCAAGCCGCAGAGCGATCCGGCCCGGCCTTATGTGGTCATGCAGCGGATCGACGGCCTGCGCGATTACCACATGCAGGGCGCGTCCGGTTATGTCGCCAGCCGCGTGCAGATCGATTGCTATGGCGAGACCTATACCTCGACCAAGGCCACGGCGCGTGTCGTGCGCGACATCCTTTCAGGTCATCGCGGCGGCATCATCCAGGGGATTTTCCTTGATGGCGAAAGAGACCTTCCCGCTGCGGACGCGGGCGAGGTGACGAACCTGTTCCGCACTTCACTCGACTTCATGGTTCATCACAAGGAGACCTAAGATGGCCGAAACAGCCGCCTCAATTGGCTATGGCTCATTCTTCCACATCAGCGAAGACAACGGCGCGACATGGATCGAGCTGGCCGAGGTGTTCGACATCACGCCGCCGAACGACACGGTGGATGAGATCGACGCCACGCATATGCAGTCGCCGAACCGCACCCGGGAATTCATTCCCGGCCTCATCGATCCCGGCGAAGCATCGTTCGAAATGAACTTCGTGCCGGGCTCGGCGTCCGATCTGAAGGTTGCGGCGCTGAAGGTCGCCGGGGCGCGCGTCAAGTGCCGCATCACCTTCCCGAACTCGGTGGCCTGGGTGTTTTCCGGCTGGATCTCCAGCTACGAGCCCGCGGTTCCGACCGACGACAAGATGACGGCAACCGTTACCTGGCGCGTCACCGGCTCGACCGTCTCGACGCCTGCGGCAGCCCCGACCAACACTGCGGTCCCGGCGATCGGCGGCATCGCGCAGGTCGGCCAGACGCTGACGGCATATCCCGGCGAATGGACCGGCTCGCCGACCTTCACCTATGTGTGGAAGGCCGAAGGCGTGGCGATCCCCGGCGCGACCGCATCGACCTACGTCCCGGTCGTCGGCGACGTCGGGGACAACATCACGGTCACGGTCACCGGCACGAATGCCGCCGGCAACGCGTCCGCGACGTCGGCCGAAACCCTGCCTGTCATCGCGGCGTAAGGAGCGGAGATGGCTAATCCACATCGTGGCTCGGTCGCCCTCCAGGCGGGCGATCGGGCGTATACCCTGGCGTTTTCGGTCAACGCCATCTGCGAGCTTGAAGCCGAACTTGACAAGCCGGTCACCGAGATCATCGCCAGCATCCAGGACGCGAGGCAGCTTCGGCTGTCTTCGGTGCGGGCGCTGGTCTGGGCGGGGCTTCGCGATCACCATTCCGCCCTGACGGTGCAGGAGGCCGGCGCGATTATCACAGACGCCGGCATCCAGATTGCTGTCGAGAAGGTCGGCGAGGCGTTCAAGCTGGCATTCCCGGAGGCGAAGGCAAAGACAAACCCTCGGAAGGCAGCGGCGGGAGGCTAGACCCTCTGCCGCTGCTGCAGTCGTGGGCCGAAGCCGGACAGAATCCCTCGCTTTTCTGGTGTCTTACCGTGCGGGAAATCGGCGCCATTCTCGACGGCGTATCGAACCGGCTGAAGCGCGAACACAACGACCGTGCCTGGGCCGTTTGGCACATCGAGGCGCTGTCTCGCCAGAAGAAACTCCCGAAGCTCAAGGACCTGCTGCACGACGCTCCGAAAAAATCGAAGCGCCGGCAGACGGTCGAGGAACAGATCGCCATCGCCCATAGGTGGACGGCGGCAGTGACGAGGCATTGACATGGCAGGTAGTGCAGTCATCGGCAGCCTTCGCGTCGTGCTTGGCATCGACACGGCGATGTTCGACAAGGGCCTTGCCGACGCGATGAAGAGCCTGAAGGGCATCGGCAAGTCGATGCAGTCGGCGGGCAAGACCATGTCTGCCGCACTCACGGCGCCCATCCTCGGCTTCGGGGCGCTGACGTTGAAGACGGCCGGCGCCTTCGAGGCGTCGATGAACCGCGTTGCTGCTGCCACCGGGGCGACGGGCGCGGAGTTCCAGGCGCTGGAAACGCTGGCGCGCGACCTTGGCCGAAGCACGTCAAAGTCGGCATCGGAATCTGCCGACATGCTGGAAATGCTGGCCAAGAACGGGTTGAGCGCGGAGCAGATTCTCGGCGGCGCGGCCGAGGCTGCGATCAAGCTTTCCGAGGCGACGGGTGGCGAGCTATCGCGATCCGCCGACGTCGCCACCAACGTCATGGCGCAGTTCGGGCTTGAGGCAAAGGATCTGGCGAAGGTCGTCGACCAGATCACGGCGGTGACCCTCGACTCTCAATTCGGCTTCGACGACTACGCTCTTGCGCTCGGCCAGGCAGGCGGTGTGGCAGGTGCTCTTGGCGTCGAGCTGACCGAATTCAATGCTGTCATTGCTGCAACGTCCGATGTGTTCAACTCAGGCTCCGACGCTGGAACGTCTTTCAAGTCATTCCTGACCCGGCTCGTGCCCGCTTCGGATGCGGCGGCGGCCACCATGGAAGAACTCGGCCTCAAATTCTTCGAGGCTGACGGGTCGATGAAGTCCATGTCGGCCATTGCAGGCGAGCTCCAGACCAAGATGGCGGGCCTGTCCGACGAAAACATGAACGCCGCGCTGAAGGATATCTTCGGCGTCGACGCGATGCGCACCGCGGTTGCGCTGATGAACCAGGGGGCGTCGGGTATCGACGCTGCAACCGCGAGCATCAACCGCAAGGGCATCGCCGATCAACAGGCCGCGGCACGCATGGCAGGCCTCAACGGCGAAATGGAAAAGCTAGCAGGTGCGTTCGAAGATCTGCAGATCGCGTTCGCCGACAGCGGGCTTCTGGCGCTGGTGACCGAGTTCGTGACCAAGCTTGCCGAGTGGGTGCAGTCGCTGGCGGAAGCCAACCCCGAACTGCTGAAATGGGGCACGATCATCGCCGGTGTCGCCGCCGCCCTCGGCCCGCTGGTCCTTGCTCTCGGCGTCGTTGCCACGGGCATTGCCGCCATCGGCGCGCCTGTCGCGCTGGTGATCGCCGGCCTTGCAGGGCTGACGGCGGCCGTCATCGCCTTCTGGCCCGAGATCCAGAATCTCGCCTCTATCGTCACGGCCTTCGTCGCGGGCGCCTGGGCGCAGTTCGTGGCGGCATGGGACGGCATGGTCGCCAAGGTCCATGCGGTCAAGGACAGCATCGTCCAGTTCGTTACCGAGATTCCGGCCATCTTCGCCAACCTGGCATCCCAGATGATGGAGATCGGCGCCCAGATCATGGACGGCCTGTGGCAGGGCATCAAAGGCAAGTTCGCGCAGGTCAAGGACGGCATCGCTGGTTTTGCCAGCGGGCTCGTCGACAGCGTCAAGAGCACGCTCGGCATCCATTCGCCATCGCGCGTGATGTACGAGGTCGGCACCAACGTCATGCAGGGTCTGTCCGACGGCATGACCAGCATGCAAGGCGGCATCTCCAATATCGCCGGAAGCATCGGTTCCACCATCTCCAGCGCCTTCCAGGGCGTCATCGACGGCACCAAGAGCGTCAAGGAGGCTATTTCGGACGTCATGAAGTCGCTCACCAGCATGATGCTTGATGCGAGTTTCAAGATGTTGATTGGCGCCATCTTCGGCGGGGGAGGCGGAGGTCTCGACCCATGGGCAGGTTTGCGGCTTCCGGGCTTTGCGCGGGGCGGCTCGATCCTGCCGGGAGGGGCAGGCGGCATCGACAGCCAAGTGGTCGCCTTCCGAAAGTCACCGAATGAACGCGTCGACATCACCAAGCCTGGCCAGAGGTTGTCGAGTGGCGGGGCAGACGTGAAGATCGAGATCATCAACAACACGCCCGCCCAGGTCCGGCAAGAGAGGGAGCGCGGCGGTGACGGGACGGAAATCCGCCGGTTCATCCTCGATACAGTGAAGCAAGGGATGGCCACAGGCGATCTCGACCAGCCCAACAAGGCGCGCTTCGGCGCCTCACCGATGAAGGTGCTGCGATGAGCGATCCAACCTGGCCTGTCGAGCTGCCACCTGCAGCCCGTATCGGAATTTCTGGCGGCCCCCAGTCCAACGCGGTGTCATTTCAGCCTGAGGTAGGTCCGAGCATCGACCGGCTGCGTGCGTCGACGGTTGTCCGCAAGTATCAGGTCGAACTGCCTCCGATGGAGAGCGCGGCCTATGACGTGTTCATGGCGTTTTTCACCGACACGCTGGCAAGCGGCATCTTGCCGTTCCAATGGTACGACCCGTTCACGCGTAGCGTTCGGCGGTTCAAGTTCGTCCACAACGCCCCCGTCTATTCCGAGCAGGCACTTCGAAGCGGGCTTTACGTGATCAGCTTTGAGATCATGAGGCTCGATTGATGGAGCGCTCGGTCCCGCCTAGTGTTCGGCGTGAGCTGGACCGTCAGGAATCACCAGAGATCCATCTCGTGTTCCTGACGCTTCGGCATAAGATGCTGCCGGAGCCCATTCGCGTCGTGTCCGATCCGGCGGACTTCCTGCTCGGGGGTAATCTCTACCAAGGCTTTGAGTTCGAAATCACCCTACTCTCTGACGCCGAAGAAGCACCAAAAGCACGCCTCACCGTGCAGAACGTCGACCGCTGCATCGGGGATGCGGTGTTCAACGCGACCGAGCCGGCGCGGCTCGACATCGAGGTCATCGCGGGATCGCAGTTCGACCTATCGGTGACACCTCGGGTTCCGCTTGGCCCATCGGTGGAGCGCATCTACGTGGCAAGGCATCTCTACCTGACCGATGTGGAAGGCGACGTGCTGCAGCTCTCAGGCACCATCAGGTCGTGGGACTACACGCAAGAAAGCTGGCCGGCACTTAGGGCAACCCAGAACAGGTTTCCAGGGCTCTACTGGTCGTGACCTGGCTCAATCGCTACGTCGGCATTCCGTTCGTCAGTCGCGGGCGGACGAAAGCGGGGCTCGACTGCTGGGGGCTGGTGCGGCTCATCTATGCGCAGGAACTCGGCATCGAGTTGCCGTCCTATGGCGAGATCGCCGCGCACGACCTCATCAGCGTCAGCCGGGAGGTCACGTCGGGCAAGGACGGCGAGGCGTGGGGCGAGGTCGACAGGCACTATCTGCGCCCATTCGACGTCGTCGTCATGCGCTACCACGGCTCTCGCCGCATCGGCCATGTCGGAACGGTGGCCGATGCCACAACCATGATCCATGTCGAAGAAGCGAGCGCGGCCGTCGTCGTGCCACTCGCCCACTTCACCATCCGCGAGAGAATTGCATGCTTCAGGCGTCACCGCTTCCTGGCGTGATCCAGGCTGTCTGGCGCGAGCCATTCGCGCTCGGCAGCCCGCGCGTCGAATACTGGCCGGGCGGTATGACCGTCGCCGAGATGGCGGCGCGCATGCCTGACATTCCTACCGAGTTCTGGGAGCATGGCCGAATTCTCGTCAACGGGCAGGACGTGCCGCGCGAGATGTGGGCGTTCGTTCGCCCGAAGCCGTCGACAGCCGAGCAGCATGCCGATGTCACGCTGCACCTGCCCCTGCAAGGTGGCGGCGGTCAGGGTCGCAAGAGCATCTTCGGGCTCATCGCCGCCATTGCGCTGACCTTCGTCACCGGCGGTATAGCCCAGTTCGGCATTCCGCTGCTTGGCATCGCCGGTGGCACTGTCGGTGCGCAGTTGCTCGCGGCATCGGTCGGCATCGTTGGAGCGCTGGTCGTCGGCGCGCTCTCGTCGCCACCCGTCCGGTCAGCTGCGAACAAGGACCAGTCCGACACGCGCGAAGTGGAACCGGCGTCGGTATCCGGCAACCTGCTTGAGCCGAATGCCGCCATCCCGCGCGTGATCGGCACGCGGCGCGTGTTCCCGCCCTTCGCCTTCGAGCCAATCGTCGAGCTGATCGGCCAGGACGAATATGTCGAGGCCGTTCACTGCCTTGCCGGGCCGCATCTATTGCAGGACATCCGCCTCGGCGACACGACCTGGGACCCTGCGGCAACCGATACCGACCTGACCATCGAGACGCGCGCCGGCCTGCCGGGAGAAAAGAAGCTCAAGCTGACGCGGCGCCAGGGCAGGACCTTCGACCTCGGTACGGAAATGTCGGTGCATGGCACAGATGCCGAGGACCAGTCCAAGTTCGCGCTGCCCTATCCGGTATGGCACGGCATGGCGACGGCAGAGGCGCCCGACGAGGCATGGCTGCACATCATGGTCGCCGGCTTGACGCGGCAACAGGACCCGGCCCAGAAGCTGCGCATCCCCTTCCGTATCAGGATGCGGCGGCGTGGCAGTGCCGCCTGGCGTTGTCTGCCCGAGATCCACTATATGGACGCCAGCCAGGCGCAGCGGCGCGTGCAGGTCAAGTTCCTGTTCGGCGAGGCGTTCGAGGGCGTCTTGCCCAACCCGAGCCAGGACCGCGGCTTCGTCGAGGCCCGCAAGCTGGTCCCCGGCCAGAACGTGCTGCCTGTTGGCGCCGATTTCGCCTGCGATCCCTATTTCTCGGCCGGTGCCGGTAACGACATCTACCGCTATGCCACCAACGAGACGACGAATGTCCGCAACATCCTGCTTGCGCCCGACATGGTGACGGTGTGCCTGGCGGCGGCGGACTGGCCGGCCGGGGTGTACGAGATCGAGGTGATGCGCGGCGCCACCTTCCGCAATGACCTCTTCACGTCCAACACCTATGTCTACAGCGGCAGCATTCTGGACTTCTACAGCTCAACGACATCGAACAACCTGCCGCTAACGCGCGAAGGCCTGCTTGACCGGGTGCAGCTCAGGCGGATCGTTTCGATCCGTGCCCAGTACCCCATCGCCCAGAAGAACCTTGCGCTGATCGCGTTGAAGGCGCGCAACCGCGCAATCGGTCGGCTGTCGGTCAAGGCCTCCGGCTATGTCCGCGACCTCGATCAATATGATCTTCCCGCGGTCGCGCCTACGGAGTTCGAACCGCTTTCGTTCACTGCCATGGGCGGCGGGACGGTTGCCGGCGATGTCTCTTTTGAGGCCGACATCTTGTTTCCGACTTCGCCGCCTGCCGGCGCCGTCATTTGGGATGCCGGTAGAAACGCTGCCAACGGTTCGTCAATCTTCACATGGTCGGCAGGGACGCTATTGCAGTTTAGGGCCGGCGACGGCTCGGGTGCGGTTGGTGCCAGCAATGCCAATACCTGCGTTCTTAACGTCCCGACATCGTCGCTGCCGTTCGATGGCAGGCGGCATCGCGTTGCATGGGACGTGCGGATCAACCCAGGCAGAATTCGGCTATGGGTGGACAATGTTCTGATCGGTGAAGCTTCCACGACGGGCGGCGGCTCAATTGCCGCCTGGGCGGCAACCGATCTGAACATGGGTTATCTCACTGCCGATGGATCAACCGTTGCAGGTGTCACCGCCGGCACGCGCACCGATTGGTCGGGTGCTTCGCTATCCAGTGAATTGCGCATGTTTGCCGGGCAGTTGTTCACCACCAACAGGTCGACATGGGGTGCATTGGTCGTCACTTCCAATCCGGCGCCTCACTACCTCGACATGCTGACCGGGCCGCTGAACTTCGACCCGATGCCGGAGGATCTGGTCGACTTCGACGGACTGAAAGCCTGGCGGCAGGCCTGCATCGACAACGCTTATAGCTGCGACCTGGTCGCTGAAGGCGAGGGGCTGGCCGATGTGCTCCGCTTGGTCGCTTCTTGCGGCTATGCGCGGCCCTACCAGTCCGAGCTATGGGGCGTGATCCGCGACTATGACCGCAGCGCAGAGGCTCCGGTGCAGGTATTTTCGCCGCGCAACATGGCCGGCTTCAGTTGGAAGAAGGCCTTTCCTCGCGTGCCGGCCGGGCTGCGCGTCAATTACCGCAACGAAGACCTCGACTATGCGGCCAAGCAGATCGTCGTCTACCGCTCGGGTGCAGAGGGGACCGACGCCCGCACCGAGCAGGTGACCTATGACGGCTTCGTCGACGAGGCGAAGATCATCAGCCGCGCCCAGTTCGACCTGGCGCAGGCCGAGCACCGCGCGACGTTCTACTCGTTCACGGCTCCCGTCGAGGCAATCGTCTGCCGCCGCGGTTCGCTGGTGGCAGTCAGCCACGACATCCTGAGCCGGCACTACGGGTTCGGGCGCATCAAGTCGGTGCTGACCAGCGGCGGAAACGTGACGGGCATCGTGCTTGACGGCGCCATCGAGGTGAAGAACGCACCCGACCTGTTGGCCACTGCCGACGTGCTGGCCGTGCCCGACATGCTCGAAGTGGGGCTGAAGACAGGGATCGCAATCCGGCGCGCCGATGGCAGCACGACGGTTCATGCCCTTTCCAATGCTGCGGGAGAAACCGACACGCTGACGTTCGCAACGCCGGTCCCCGATGAGACGACAGCAGGCGGACCGTTCGACGGTGGCCCGCTGATCCCTGAGATTTCCGAGGGCTGTCTCGTTGTCGCCGGCACGCTCGGGCGCGAGTTCAAGCGCCTCATCGTCACCGAAATCGCCAACGGCAAGGACCTCACGGCCAACCTGACCCTGGTCGACGAGGCACCGCAATTGTGGGGCGTGGCGGCGTAACCGCGCTCCCTAGCAGGTAGGAAAAAGATGGCCACCAGAAAACTTCCCACATCGCTCTCGACGCCGCCGGTTGCCGGTCCAGACTACATGGACGCTGTGGCGTCGAAGGTCGGCATGCTGTTCGACGCGGCATCGCTCAAGCCGACGGCAGTGTCCAATTCGGGCAACGACTACACGATCACCGTCGACCCGGTGCTCGATGCCGACGTCGTGGCCAGCATGAGTTTCTACATCGGCCCCAACGCCAGCAACACCGGCCCTTGCCGCCTGCGCGTGACCAACAGCAATCCCTATTACGATCTGGTCAAGGCCACGGGGGAAGCACTGGGGCCGGGGGATTTCGCGACAGGCACCGCCTATCTGGTCGTCTTCATGGGTGGCGAGTTCCGCATCCTCTCCGTCGCCAACAGCGAGTCCGGGGATGGTGCGAGTACGTACTTTCAGGAGTTCCTTGTCTCCGGCACCTGGGCCAAGCCGGCCAATCTAGATCCGAACGCCATTCTTATGGTTGAAGTTTGGGGCGGCGGTGGCGGCGGAGCAAACGGTTCTAACAGCCGGGGCGGCGGCGGTGGTGGTGCGTATAACTTTGATTTCCTCAAGGCATCCGACCTAACATCTTCAGTTTCCGTTACGGTCGGCGCGGGTGGTGCGGCGGGTGGAAACATAGGTGTTGCGGGCGGAAACAGTTCGTTTGGTTCATATGTTACCGCATTTGGCGGCGGTGCCGGCAATAGCACTTTGACAGGTTCAGGCGGCGGCGGTGGCGGCGGCGCTACATCTGCCGGCGCAAACGCCACCACATCTGCGGGCGGGAATGGTGGTGACGGTGCAATTACAACTGACAACTTAATTGCCGCGCCCGGTTTAGGTAGTGGAACGAACGGTTCCGGCAGATACGGCGGTGGCGGAGGCGGTGGTGCTGCTGGCGGCGGCAAAGGTGGCGATGCTATTTGGGGCGGAGGCGGTGGTGGTGCCAATGGTGTTGCATCTTCAGCAGCCTCGGTGGGCGGTAGTAGCGTTTACGGCGGCGGCGGCGGCACTGGTGGCACAAGTGGAAGCACGGCGGGCGGTGTAAGTCTTTATGGCGGCAATGGTGGCGCGCGTGGTGCTGCCGGTTCCGTTCCGGGCGGAGGCGGCGGCGCTTCCGGCACAGGCGCGGCGGGCAAAGTTATTGTAAGGGTGGTTGGCTAAGATGAGCGAAGCGAAGAATTTCGCGGTGGTCGACGCCGCCACTCTTGTCGTCGACAACGTCATCCTGGCGAAAGATGGTTTTGCCATCGACGGCAAGATGTTGGTCGCATCCGATACAGCCGGGATCGGCGATCTCTACGATGAAGCGACCGGGCAATTCACACGGCCCGAGGTGCCGGAGCCTGCACCAACTGTCGACGACTACAAGAATGCCATCGTCGCCATGCTTGATGCGATGGCTCAGCAGCGGCGCTACGACAACGCTGTTTCGATCTCGACCTACGTCAACAGCACGAACCCGCAATGGGCAGCCGAAGCGGCAGCCTATGTCGCCTGGCGTGATGCGGTGTGGGTCTATGCCTATGCCGAACTCATGAGGGTGGAGACTGGTCAGCGGCCACAGCCATCAGTCATCGACTTCCTGGCAGAACTGCCGTCGATGGTCTGGTCCGCCTAGCGCGGCGGGTTGGGCTGTAGCTCGAATGGTCAATTTGACCTTTGCCAGCTGTGCGACTTCAATTGATCCATTACCGATGCATGGCGTTCTGATCCCACACTCATCCCCCACGCCGCATCGAGTTAAGACCGTTCCCTCTCGGGGCGGTCTTTTTTCTAGGTAGCGGTAAGGAAGGTGGCCGGCGCAAAGCTCCTTGGCGGGTACTTCAACGCCGACCTTGGCAGAGTGCATTAGGTGAACTGCCACAACGGCAATCGCATATGCGCGGCGGTCTGTCACTCTTCCAGACAGGGTGAGATAAAGCGCAGGTGCCCGAGGGGGACTAGGGGGCGCCCTAAAGGAGCGCCAAGCGTTCGCGTCGACCGCCCCACCTGCGCGAACGACATTGCATCAAAAAGTTTGTGACCTCAATCGTAGTAGTCAGGCCGACTTCTGCTTGCCGCGAATTACCGACAATGCAATCAGGCCTGCCCCGATCAGGGTTGCACCCCAAGCGATTAGTGTCGGCATCATCGGACTGCCGAAGCATCCATAGAGCCCGATGTAGTCCATCTGGTAGCAATGTCTGGCGGGGTTTTCGTTCTCAAAGCTGTAGGTCCGCGTGAACATTCCGTTGAAGAACAAAAACACGCCAGCGATCAGTATCACCCACTTCATCTAGCCCTCCATCCCGTTGATGCGGCCAGATTGAACGACTTCATCATCAAAGGAAATCCCATGGACCTGACGCACACTAGCGCGCGGCTGATCGCGCTTGTTCCTTATGCTGTATTCGGCTTGATAATGTTGACGGCCATCGCAAACGTCTTCGTTGTGTGGTCTCTCCATCGCATTTCGAGGCGCAATCGAGGTGCCCGTTCTTCTGCGAAGCGAGATGGTTTGCAGTGAGCATAGACGTTGGCGATTGCCAATTCACCTGGGGAGTGCTGGCTCTGATACCCCGCGCGTCCCATACTGGTGGTGGCGGCGACGGTTCGCTTGGTTTGAGCGGTCGGCAACGGGCTCATTAGCGTACGCTCGTTGAAGTCGTTGGGTGCTGAGCCATGCGCCGCTTCGTAGTTCAGCAGCCCGATGCTTTGAGGATTTTCGATTGCGACAGTGAGTAGATCTATCGAAATCGGTGCTCGGTTGCGCATCTCCAAGACTACCAGACTCCAGTCTGGCTCATCTTCGACGGCCTGGATAGTGGCCGCGACAACAGGCAACTCCGGCTGAGACGCGTGGGCAGATAGTCGAAGTTGTCGGTGCGAGACCAGCGCGGCCCAAACCGCTGCCCCGGCGGCAACTATAGCGGCGCCGAGCGTTCCAATAGCTAACCAATCCATGACTTCCCCCGTCCCATGTCGATGAAAGCATCGCGGCTGGCGGAAGTCGAATCTTTCATCGAAAGGCACCGACATGGACAGAACCGTTCCCCCCGGAGCGGCGCTGAATGCTGCCTGCTACGAAACCACAAGCCACATGATCATCGACACCGCCGCGATGACGACTACCCAGTAATACCAGTCCTGCCAGGTCATAGGTGAGAGCGGTCGCATAGCGAACCGCGCCTCCCGCGCGTGCGCCATTTTACTCCCAATCTGAGGAAATCCCATGGACCGTAGCAAGTTCTACGCGACCTTGCGCGCGCGCTCGTCTGGCGCGTTCGGAACGTCGCTCACACAGGGCCAGGTCGACGGCACCGAGCGCATTCTCGACGAGGCGCAGCGCCGCGGCACACCGCTTCGGCACCTCGCTTATATCCTGTCGACGGCCTACCACGAGACGGCGCACACCATGCAGCCCGTCCGCGAAATGGGCGGCGAAAAGTACCTTCGCTCGAAGCGCTACTATCCCTGGGTGGGCGAGGGGCTGGTGCAAGTCACCTGGGAAGAAAACCACCGCAAGTTCGGTGCGACCGCACCGGGCCAGATGATGACCTGGCCGATTGCCCTGCGCGCCATCTTCGACGGCATGACTAAGGGCATGTTCACCGGCAAGAAGCTGGACGACTACATCCACGGTGACAAGGTCGACTATGTCGGGGCCCGGCGCATCGTGAACGGCACCGATCGCGCCGCGGATCTGGCCGGCTACGCCAAGACCTTCGAAACCGCGCTCCGCGCTGCCGGCTACATCGGGCAGGCGCCCAAGACGCTGACTATTCCCGAGCCGAAGCCAGCCAGGCCAGCGTCGGCCGAGAAACCCATCACCGCCCCCGCCGAACCCGCCAAGGGCTTGGCCTACTTCCTGCAACTCATCGGCAAGGCGATTGCCGCGCTCTTCTCGAAGAAAGGACACTGACCATGCGCAAGTATTCGAAATTCTTCGTCGCGGCGTTCGGCATCGGAGCGTTGATCGGGCTGCGGCACTTCGAGATCGACATTACGGGTCTCGATGCTGTTGTCCGCGACCTGATCGTCGGCGCGCTTGTTGCCGGTGGCGTCTATCAGGTTCCCAACCAGTCGGCGGACGAGTGACATGACAGCGCTGCTTCTGTCGTTCCTCTCCAACCCGACGCTGCTGGCGATCATGGGCGGCGTGATTGCGGCTCTGGTCGCCTTCCTGAAGGGCAACAGCCGCGGAGCCAATAAGGAGCGGGCCAAGCACGCCGCCGAGGAAGCCAAGGCCCGCGACATCCGCGACGAGGTTCAGAACGACGTCGGCGCCATGCCGGCCGATCAGGTGCGCGCCGAGCTTGCCAAGAGGGCCGCGAAATGAAGCGCCGGCTCGCCGACATCATCACCCGCATCCTGCTGCTGATCGTCGTCCTGACAGGCTTGGCGGCCTGTACGACGGCCAGGGGCAGCTTCTGTGAGATCGCGCCGGATCTCCGATATTCGCAACAGGTGTACGACGCCATGTCAGATGCTGAGGCAGCTCGGCATCTGACCTATCTCAAGACCGGCGAAAGGCTCTGCGGGTGGAAGCGATGACGGCGACGGTTCTCATCATACCAATCAACGATGTCCTGCTGATCGGCTTCGGCCTGTTCATGGGCTGGCTGACTGCAAGGGCGGTGAAATGAGCGAACGGACAACCGAGATGGACGGCGATCTGCGTTCTCGTGTGGTGTCATTGGAGCATCAAGGCGCGTCACGCGACCAGCGGTTGACCGCGCTCGAAGCTTGGCAGCGTCAGAGCGATATCGCCGACGCCCGCAAGGACGAGCAGTTCAAGCACATGGACATGCGGTTCTCGACGCTCGACGCCAAGATCGATGGTGTAAGCGGCACCCTCAACTGGATCGCCAAGCTGGTCATCAGCGGCATCATCCTAGCCATCGTCGCCTTCATGATGGGCGGAGGCTTCAAACTCCCCTGATGCCCCATGGCTAGAAATCGCAAACTCAAGGTTCTATATGGCAATCGAAACCGATCTTGGATCGAGGGACATGAACCATTTGGCAAGGATAATGTTTAATGTTTATCCTTGCCACGACGGGACTGCCGTCATGTTAAAAAGAGTACCGATTTCATGACTGTCTTCGCCATCATCGCACCAGAAGAGAACGAGGCGCTGACCAGGAAGGTCGAGGAGCATTTTCCAAGCCATCTCGAGTTCTCACCGGGGCAATTTGTGGCGTCTTCGACTACCGGACTAACTGCTGGGCAAGCGGCAGAACTCTTGGGGGCGGAGGGGCAACTCGGCAGGTTTGTCGTCTTTACAGTTGCAGGACATTGGGGTTACCACAGGAAAGACTTGTGGGAATGGCTCAGGGCGAATCCGAGTTGAAGCAAATAGGGACTGATCGCACATCCTCGCAGCCCACGGATCCCGGGACGGGCCAACCGCCACGTGACCAGCGAAATTCTGATATTGCCTTGGTTGAAATTGCCAAGCTGCAAAACGACGCCCAGTATGTCCGACGCGATGTCGACGAGATGCGCAAAGATATGCGCGCGGTTGGTACAGACGTCCGCGACGTTCGGGAACGCCTCGCCAAGCTGGAAACGAAGGTTGATCACCTCCCCGGGAAGGGCTTCATTGTCGTGGTCGTGAGTACGGCTCTGGTGCTGGTCGCTGGCATGCTTACCGTGGCACCCAAAGTTCAGGCCATACTTGCTGCTCCGGTGGCAGTTGCGGGGCAGCCGCCTGCCTTGCCCGCTAGTTCGCAGCCAATTCAGCCAGGTCAGTAA